GGGCCGCGCTTTCCAGCAGCAGCCCGGACACGGCATCGATGTAGGGCGTGCGCTCATCTTCCACGCATTCGGCCAGCAGGCGCAAACGGTCGGGCAAGGGGGAGAGATTGCTTTCGATATCCAGCAGGGGGGACAGCGGCAGGTCAGACATAGGGCACCTCAGTATTTTGGGATTGAGTTTGCGGGTATAAAAAAAGGCGAAACAACGCTCCCCGGCCACTGAGAGGCCGCCAGTCCTCACGGATACTGGACGTTGTTCCGCCGATATGTACTCCACACCCATGAGGTGCGCAGAGGGCAGAAATGCAAAAACGCCGCGATTCACGTCAGCGGGGGGACGCTGGCAAAGGCTCCGGCAGGGCCTCTCAGTGTTTAGGGGACTTCAGGTTGCTAAAAAGCCGGGGGCGTGTCAAGAGTGAAGAACATCCAGAGCTATGGCAGGAGGTCATATGGAGTGGCTAGCACGCAATTGTGAGTGGGTCTTCAGCGGGATAGGCGTTGCCCTCCTTGGAGGGCTGTGGGGACTGATCCGCTACAAACGGAAGGCGGGCAAAGGAACAGTCCTGCAAAAATCCGGTTCCAATTCCGTCAACATCAATGCAGGCAGGGATGTTTACTATGGTACTCCTCGGAAAAAATGAAAATACGCAGCAGAGTGGCGATAACTCCATAAACGTGCATGCTGGTGGGGATGTTTCCATATGTACTGGCCTCTCTTACAATGATGTCAAAGCAATCGCACGTGATGTATTTCGTAGTGAATACGAAAAGCTGACTATCCAGGCCAAGGAAACAGCACGTGAGAAGGTCGAAGGATGCTTTGACAGATGGTTGCCATGCTTGCCAGAAGAAAAATTCCAGCGTTTTAAAGAGCCAAAGGTCCAGTTTGCACTGCATGACATCTTTTCGTCGTATCTTGCATCCGATGCTGACGAAGACATGGAAAAAATCCTTCTGAATGCATTGAAAAACTGTCTTGACGATGAGAGTACGCAAAAGAATGCTATTATCAGGCGTGCAGTCCAGATTTTACCCATGCTGACAAAAGCGCATATCAACTACCTTTCCTTTGTATTGTGTTTTATAAACATAAATGTGAGCGCTATAGATCGAGATAAAATTATAAAAGAATTAAGAAATGCTGCATCTTTATTGTATTCTGAAGAATTCTTCGAGGATAATTTTGTTGATATTCTTAATCATTCAGGATGTCTGCAATATAAAGGCGGTCTAAAAAAACTTATTGATTTTGAACAATATAGCATAATATATTATCCTCATTTATTTACATATAGTATAACAAGAGGAAATATTTCTTCTATTTTCGGGGATGATCTCTCCAAGGCAATCGACTTGTTTATTCCTAACAGTCATCACAGTGATCAGCTTATTTTGAAGGTGATGACTCAGAACCAGCTGATAACAGAACTGAGAACCCGGGACCTGGAACGATACGCGGTAGACTTTTTCAAATTTTTGTCGACAGCCTGCCCCAGAGAACAGGTGCATTCATTTTTGCAGGAAATAAGTCCTGATTTGTTGCGATTTGCCAAAGTGTGGAATGATGAAAATTTGATGTACTCCTGGCAGGATCTCACGGCGGTTGGGAGGGCCATAGCGATTTTTAACTGCAAAGCGAAAATAAATGGCTTTGATAAGGTGACCTTCTGGACCTAGAGGTAGAAAAGGATAACTGCTACGGCCAAAATATTGCATAAAAGGCCAAAATTGAGAGCTTAAAGAAAAGCCGGGGTAAATACCCCGGCTCAACATCAGGCCAACGCCACATAGCGAGCGTAGTCATACCCCTGCGGATCGATGACCAGAGAGCGCCGCCCCGGCTCAGGGGAGCCGTGATATGTACTGATCCTCGATGATGCCACAGGATCTGTCCGTCCCTTCACCGCCGGTCATCGCTGCCCTCCCAAGCCATGCTTCACGCGGTCTCCCTCTTCCGCCCGCTTGGCGTTGTTAAAACGGTCGAGCGTACCCACCAGATAGCCGGTGATGCGTCGCACGCGCTCGAAAAGGACGCCCTCACCGCGTTCCTTGGCCGATGCTTCGTGTGGTTCCATCTTGTGCTCCTAGAACGACAAAACGTCCGCCAGAGAGGCCGGGAAGGCTGGCGGATAGAGGGCATCCCGGATACCCCAGAGCATGGCCGTGGCGGCCTCCCGGGGAGCGAGACCGCCCGTCCCTGTCCCCATGCCGGGGATGGCCACGCTTTCCAGACCGGCATCCAGTGCGCAACGCACCGCAGCCCGTGTGGCCAGATAGGCCGGGAGAGGCGTATCCAGCAGGGTGGGCACGCGCATGGTCGGTGCGCTGATGCACCAACGAATGTGCGGATGCCCGGTCTCCACCAGCAATGCCTGCCCCACCAGCAGCTCACCGCCAGCCTGCTCCCGGATCATGCCCTGGAGACGCTGCTGGAGCTGCGTGCCGAAACAGCTCGTATAAAGGGCGTCAAGGCCGCCATCCATGAAGCCGAAACTGTTGGCCGGGCTGACCACAGCAGCCACGTCCAGGGAGAGGATGTCCCCCTCCACCACCCGCACGGTGGCCGCCAGCCTGGAGCCGATGCGATCTCGCCACGCCGTGGCCAGATGGGATTGCGTCGCGCAAAGCGTAATTTCCATGTTCCCCCCATCACAGAGGAGCCCGCAGCTCAGGCGGGAGCTGCCTCCGGGTTTGTTCTGATTCATAAGATGTCCGGCAGTGATCTTTGTCCCCCAGCCATGCCGCCACCCTGTCCAGGCAACGACATGGCCAGGAGCGCACACCATCGACATGCCAGCGCCAGAAACGGCTGGACAGGGTCTCGTCCGGCCAGCCGCCCATGAGCGCATTGCACAGCTGGTCAAGGCCCACCAGCAGATTGTGGATGTATGCAGTCATCAGATGGCTTCCAGTTCTTCCACGGTCTGTGCGGCCTCGACCGCAGCCTTGCGGGTTCCGCCTTCGGCCATTTTCGTGGCTTTGTGGGTCAAGGCTGCGCTGTAGATTGGGACAAAGGTCTCGGCAGTCAGCTGCAAGATCACCAGATCCCCCTTGCTGCCTTCCGTATGATTGCGGTAGGCATTCCACGGCGTCGCGGTGGGGATAGCACCGCTGGCAGTAGCAAGCTGCATGGATACGGCAGCGTCCGCGAAATTCTGCTGATCGAAGCTATCATAGCTGAAATGCAGCAGCTCCGGCACGCCGGTATCCGGGGGCGTAGCCTCGCACTCAAAGCCGGCCATGATGGCTGCGGACGTCTCGGCGTCGATGGCAGCCAGCTTGCGGGCTTTGACATTGGGCAGGCTGTTGTATTCGGCTTCCGCCGCAGCCGCTTCGTTGTCCAAACGTTTTTTTTCCTTCGTCCACAGGTCAACATAGGGAGCTACCTGATCCGCATAGCTGGCAGCTTCCAGGGGCTCATTGTGGGGCGGCTCATTATCGCTGCCCTGCCATTCAATGTGCCCCTGCTTCCCATCCCATTGCAGGGCGTGCATGCGCTCCGGAGCGTTGAAATCCAAGATCAGGGCCTGACCGTCCACGATCACGAGCCTGTCCGCAGGGACAACGGTTACTCTGGGCATGGCTTATCTCCTTATTTTTTGCCGCATTGCGGCGGGTTAAAAAATCTTTCCGGCACTGTCGGCGAGACCACGTTGTCCACCCCACAAATGCCAACGCATAGTCACGACATTTTTACTCGTGTGACAGCTCAAACCGGGGGGAGCGAAAATCCTCCTTTGGATGCCGTGGGAGTAGCGCAGAACTACCCCACGAGCGAGGTCGGCGGCAGCCAGGCGCATACGCACAGCCTGTCCGGTGTCAGCTCCAAGTCCGCCGACAGCCTGCCGCCGTACTATTCCGGGCATTATGTGATCCGCGTCTGAGTGGCGGCAGACGTGGGGTTGAGGGTGACGGCCGGGTGTTTCCGGCACTGTCGGGGAGGGCGGGTCACATAGCCACACGCTTTCAGGCAGTGTCGGCTCGACAACGTTGTCTGTATCGCAGATGCCGAAACACTCACATACCTATGCTAAATTTCATTATCCTGGCAGTACATGGTCACAAGGCGCATCTCAATTTTTAGAAACTACTGGCTCTACATCTACTACTGGTGGAAGTAGTTCTCACACACACAGCGACACGTTTTCTGTCGGCAGCGGTGGATCACACAGCCATTCTCTGTCTGACGTGTCGTCAACTAACGCTAACCATCTTTCGCCATACTATGCCGGACATTATGTGATTCGCGTATGAGCCCCGGTAGACGTGGGGTTGAGGGTGGTGGCCGGGTGTTTCCGGCACTGTCGGTGCTACGACGTTGAGCGTGGCGCAGCTGGCAAGCCACAATCACATACAGACGTCTGGTAACTACTCTGGAGATAATGGGGCCCCAGCAGCAGGTTGGGGGACAAAGCAACAAACTAGCTACACTGGGAATACAGGCAGTAACCAAACCCATACCCACAGCCTGTCCGATGTTAAATCAGAGGCCGCCGACAGCTTACCGCCGTACTATGCACTTACCTACATCATACGATGCGCATGATGTACGACAGGGCGTAACAGGGAGGCAGGTTTGAGGCGCTGCCAGACTTAGCCTCAGACAGACTATGCGTATGGGCTTGGGAGCCGCCTGTTGCATCAGTCGTTTGTTTGCCCGAATTCGCACTGCCTTTTGCCTCTGCGATATTGCCATAAGTGCCTTTGCTGAAGGTATGAGTATGGCTGGCCAGCTGCTCCACGCTCAACGTCGTAGCACCGACAGTGCCGGAAACACCCGGCCACCCCCCGCAACCCCGCGTCTGCCGGGGCTCAGACGCGAATCACATAATGCCCCGCATAGTACGGCGAAATATGGTTGGCCTCTGTTGACGACACGTCAGACAGAGGATGGCTGTGTGATCCACCACTGCCGACAGAAAACGTATCGCTGTGGGAGTGTGAGTTGCTGCTACCGGTATTAGCCGTTTTGGTTTGATAAAAGCCACCAAATGACCCATTACCTACGCCACTTTGGGAGGTGGTCCAGCAAGTGTATGAATGCGCATGTTGTGGCATCTGCGATGTGGACAGCGTTGTCGAGCCGACACTGCCTGAAAGCGTGTGGCTATGTGACCCACCCTCCCCGACAGTGCCGGAAAAACCCGGTCATGCCCCCGCAGACCGCGCCTGCTGCCGGATTAAGCCGTCCGCATGATGTACGACAGCGCGTAGTACGGGGGCAGGCCGTTGGCTTCCCCAGATGCCCCATCCAGCGCGTGGGTGTGAGGCTGCGAGCCACCAGTGGTTTGCGTGCTGGAAAGACTCCCAGCAGTTGCCGCATAAGCATTCGACCCGGCTTGGCCGACGTACGTGGCCATATGGTGGCTATGTTTAGCCAGCTGCTCCACGCTCAACGTCGTGGCGCCGACAGTGCCGGAAATACTGTGCGTATGGGTCTCGGAGCCGCCAGTGGAGCCAGCGGGCACGGAATCCGACGCGCCCCGAATCATGCGCCCGCGCAGATCCGGCACGGTGCCGCCCTTGCCGTCGCTGCCACCGTCACAGAGTATCCAGTCCTCACGGGCCTCTGTCTCCCCAGGCATGATGGCCCGACGGCCATCGCTCCCGCCGAAGGTCACGCCGTCGATGGCAACAGGGAGGCGCGGCGGGAACATTGTCCAAGGATCGATATTTCCGATGGCCTCGATCAAGCCCGCGACCTTCCCCTGCAGTGCCGAAAAATCATCGGAGCTCACACCACCCAAGGTTTCAAGATCAAGAGGATCACTCCCCCCCGGGGCATGAGTATCGGCATGGGAGGGCAAGATGTCCTTACGCAGCTTGGGGCCTGCCCCGTTGTTGGCGAACAGGCGGCGGATGATTCCGGGAAACGACATGGCTGACCTCCTACTTGCAGCGGACCAGGATGTCCCGATCCGTGGCGACTTCGATATTCCAGGTGATTTTCGTGCTGGTCTGGCCCTGACTGCCGACCTCGGCGTACTGCTCGCCGATCATGCAGGCGACGCCGTCCAAAAAGACCTCCAGCGCCACGCTGCCCACCTCATACTGCGGCACCGTGAACTGCGTGCCGGCCGCGATGGCCGCCGAGCGGCTCCCGGCAAGGGAGCGCAGCTCGGCAGCCTGGGCCACGCGGAGGGAGTCCGGCAGCATACCGATTTTGTTACCTTTGGCATCCTTGATGATATACGACACAGGACTCCCTCCCTGCCCCCTAGACGGCGGCCTTTTCGAACACGATGCCGTTGGGGTTCATATCCGCGGGGATCTCGCCGCCATTCTCGATGATGGCCACCATGCGACCGGAGTAGTACGTTTTGCCGTTGACGGTCATGGTGTCGCCGCTGGCGGAGATGCCGTTGAGCAGATCGGCATTGGCGTGCTCGTGGGCCTTGCCCATAGCCGCTTCAACGGCTTCCTTGCCCTGGATGTCGGCCCAGTTGACCACAAGATCCATGCTTTCGGCTTCGGCGATCTTCACCCACGCACTGCCGTCGTAGATGTACTGGGCCGCGCCGGTGCTGACGGTCGCATCAGCCGTGGCATCCTTGACCCAGCACAGATCCCCCTGCTTCGGGCTCTCCAGACCGTCACGGGCGGCGATATCGTTCACGACATAACAGGGCACCTTGCCGCTGACGGCGGTTTGCAGCGATGCCAGCTTGGTTTCGACATTGCTGCCGTCGGCCGTTTTGACCTGGGTAGCATCGGTTTCGGGATGGAAAAGATTGCCGTTTACATCTCTCAGCACGCCTTTGATGGGATCAGCCATGTCTTTGCTCCTTGGGCAAAAATGTTAGTCATCTACATAGGCCACGTTCGTGGCCACTTCCTCGAGGCGTGTCTCCAGCGCGTCCACGCGCTCAACGATGCCTTCCGGCACCTCCACGCCCTCCAGCTTCGGCTGGATGCTGTAGGCCCGCACCAGCACCCGCATCTCGCTCCCGGCCGGAGCAGCGAAAAGCAGGCGGATCGCGGTCGATTCCAGCGCGTCAGCCGAAGAAATTTCTTCATATTGCTGGCCCGGATAGCAGGCCACGCCATCCCAAAACACATCCAGAAGATGCTCCCCGGGGAGGTAAGCCACCCCCTCCGGCAGAGTAAGCGTGCCGCCATCCTCTACGGCCTCATCCAGCGTCCAGACGGCCTCCCGGGGATGACGCAGATCCTCCACCACGCCCGCGATCTGGAGCAGCTCCAGCCGCGAGGCATAGCCGCTCTCGCTGACGATGATCTGCACCTCGGCCGTGCCGGACATGATGACCGGCACGGAAAGTTCGTGCGTGGTGGCCTGGCCCAGCACGCTCCGCGCTTTATAAAACGGGGCGTGGTTGCCGTAGGCGAACAGCACAGGCTGGCCACCCTCTTCCAGCGGCTCGGCCCAGACGCCGAACTCGCGTATCCAGAAGCCGCCCTCCGTGGCCGGGATGACGATGTGCGCCCAGCAGATGTTGGGGTCATCCGCATCCTGGCTCAGGCTGTCGATGGGGCGGCGGTAGACCTCATGCACGAGATCCACGGCACCGTCGGCAGGCACGGGGACCTCGCCGTTGCCGTCGCCCACCGCGATGACGCTGAGGCGGACAGGCTTGCCGGCAGCGTGGGCCGCGGCCTCCAGCACGGCCCCGGCTTGGGTGAGCAGGCAATAATACTCAGGGGTGTCGGTGGCGACACCGGGGACGGTCTGGGTATCCTCCAGACCGCCGGGAACAGTGGCTAGGGTTTGGGGCATACGATACTCCCGCTTTTTGAAATGATGGCAAAAGCGATACGGCCGCGCAGGTCAGGGACAGGCCGGGGCGGCGTCCAGGGCCGGATGACGCTCCGGGAGTAGCGCGTGCTGCCCAGCCCCACATGGACGCGTCCGGACGGCACCGGCTTGGGGGGAAACCAGAGGCGCACCCGGTTCATCGTCCGCATGATCCCGGCCACAGCGATGCTGACAGGCAGGGGCCGGGTGGTGACGGTCTCCAGACAATCCAGCCAGCTGCGCGTGTTTTTGTAGTCAAAGATCAGCCGCATGGCGTCGGCCACACCGGTCTCATCCAGACCGGCATCGCTGACATCGAGGCGCACACGGAAAAAGTATGGCCGCCCCTCATACTCCCACCACTGGCGGATGACCGTGGGCAGGCGCAGGGCCGTCTCCAGCGCCGTGCGCACGGCCCAGGGAGTGCCCCGGCGCCGGTGCAGCAGCAGGCTGCCCGCGATGAGCTGGCGCTTGGCGGCCAGATCCACAGCCGCCTCGTAGCCCTCCACATGGAGCTGCCATGCCAGCAGGTCCAGCACAGGCTCCGGGAGGCTGGCCAGACCGCCGGACAGCTCCGACAGTCTGGCCAGAGGCGGAAGCATGGCCACGGGCTCCACAAAGCCCGTGTCATGCGCGAGGCGGGCGTACAGCAGCACACCCGGGATGGCGCGCGTCGTCGCATCCAGCACGGTGTCCAGCGCGGCAGCGGCGGCGCGGATGGAGGAATCGCCGCTCAGGGAATCGGGCAGCAGCTCGCGGAAGGGCGTAGTTCCAAGTCGGCGGGCCATCACTCATCCTCCAGCCCGCCGAACAGCAGGGAAATCTCGGTCTCGCGGGCCACCTGCGTGGCCTCCAGTGCGCGGAAGGCCGGGGCATCCAGCTCCACGCGCTTGGCTCCGGCGGCCTGCACGGCGGCGATGAGCCGCGTGGGGTTGATGTCGCGACCGGGCTGGGAGCGCTGCCACAGCCGCCAGTCCTCAACAGCCTGGGCCACAGCGGCCGTCACCCCGGAGAGCAGCACGGCATCGCTGCGGCGCAGATACCAGCGCCCGGACACGGCATAGTCCACGGTCTCAGGCGCGGCCACATCCACCCTGTCGGTGAGGGGCCGCACGGTCTCGTCGGACAGGGCCTCGCGCACCATCGAGATCATGGCCTCGTCCGGCAGCTCTCCACCGGCCAGCACAAAGCGCACGTCCACCACGCCCGGCTCCGGGGAGGTGACGGACACGGCCTCGATGTCGGCGCTCACGGCCAGCACGCGGGCCTCGTAGGCGCCGGTGCTGCCCGCCACGGTGTATGTCTCCGGGGCAAGGCGGATGCGCTCGCGCAGGCGCTCATCATCCTCGATGTCGGCTCCCTCCACCGACGTGGTGGTGTTGCTGACACTGACCACATAGGGGATGGGGTCCACCAGCTGCGTCACCTGTCCGGGCACGAGGCCCGTGGCCTGCGCGCCGGAGGTGGTACACAGGGCCGCCACATCCACCTGCAGCTCACCGGCGGCGATCTCGCTGTCCGACACGGTGGCGAAAGCGATCTGGCCGTCCTTGGTGGCCACGCGCGTTCCCTCCGGGATGGGCACGGCAAAGCCCAGGGGCTCGCCCAGCACAAAGCGCAGACTCAGACGGGCGGACTGCGCCGGGATGCGGGCCACGCCCATGAGCGCGCCCAGATGGTCGAGGTGCGCGCCCTGGGCATAGGCCAGCAGGCCCTGCTGCCCGGCCAAGTTGAGCAGCCGGTTCTGGACGCTGACCACATAAGCCAGAGATTCCAGGAACAGTCGCACCGGATCACCGGGCTGGAGGCTCACGCCGGTCAGCCCCTCGTAGGAGGTCAGGATGGACGCCTCGACTTCGGACGTGGATAAGGGCGCGAAGGTCACGGCAGACAGGGCGCGCAGATCGACGCTACTGGAAATCGCCACGGTACTCCTCCCTGATCTCGACGGTCACGCGGGGGATGAGCTGGCCCTCCACCGCATCATTGCTGGAAAACGAGATGTCCCGCACCCGGATGCGCGGCACATAGCGCTCCAGCTGCTGGCCGATCTCGGCCACCATGTACTGCATGGCCTCGCCCATCGGCCTGTCCACATGATCCCAGCTGAGGCCGAAATCACGATCCAGCGGCACGGAGCCCTTGCGCGTGGCCAGCACCATGCGGATCTCCTGCGCCAGACCGGCCAGACCGGTGGCGCCGATCTGGATGTTCTGGCGCTGCGCCATGTCCACGGTGAGCATGATGGGGGGCATCAGTTGTACTCCTGCAGGGCCAGCTGGACCTCGGCGGAAAGCGTCACGCCGTAGTGCAGCTGGCGGTGGGTGATCTCGTAGGATTTGAGCACATACAGGCCGTAATACTTGAGGCCGATGACCAGGGCCATCTCATCGCCGCCGGCCGCTACGCTCTCCAGCAGGCGCAGACGCAGGCCCACGGTGGAGACGGGCGTCAGGGGCACGATCTGCACGGTCAGCGATACCGGGTCGAGGTTACGGCCCATGTGCTGCAAACAGGGGATGCCGGCCAGCACCCGATGCTCGGCGTAAACCTGTTCACGCGAAAATTTGAGGTCGCGGAAGGTACTGACCTCCAGTTCTGTCACGGTGAACGGGAAAGCACCCAAAAGCCCTTGGTACATCAGTGCGGCTCCCCTGTCTGACCGCCGTGCGGGCAGTCGTGGACGTGATGCAGGAAGGAAACGCCCTCCACGATGATGTCCCCATTCTCCAGCCGGAACGTGCCCTGCATGGCCGCCTGGGTCGTGCTGCCACCGGTGCCGCCCAGCTGCATGGCCGGAGCCATGAGCGTCAGGCTGGCCGCGCTGGAGACGCTGACATCGCCGGTGGCCTCGGCCTGCACGCTGCCGGTGGCCTTTACGGCCACGTCGCCCTGCACCTGGGCCGTAAGCTTGTGCGCGGCCCGGTCGTACTCCAGCACCGTGCCGTCCTGAAAACGGCGGTGCCACTTGTCCCCGCTGGAAACCGGCGGGCTGGCCTTGCCGTACATGGCGCCGACAACGAAGCCCTGCTCCAGCCCGTAGGGCAGGAACAGGCACAGAACCTGATCTCCCACGTCGGGCAGGTCATAGGCCAGATCACCGGAGGCCCGCGGACAGAGTACCGGCAGCCATGCGGAGACCAGGGGCTGTGTCACCGTGTCCTTCAGCTCCACCTGCACGCGCATGGTTTCCGGCTGGCGGGCCGTCACAAAACCCACGCGGATGGTCTGGGCCAGCACGTCCTGCACATCACTCATGGCAGTACCCCCACAATTCCAGCACCAGCCAGCAGCCACCGGCGGCCATGAACAGCAAGCCCGCTGCCAGCAGTAGGAAAATGGACCGCATCTCCCGTCTGATCTGTCGCAGATCCTGATCCATGTCCGCCCCCTAGTAGTCCAGCGCCTTGACCAGCTCCACGCTGGTGCGGTAGCCGCTGTCGCGGCCCAGGCTGTGCGTGGCCTGCTGGATCATGTAATCCGTGTCGAAATTGCCCCAGCCCGTGAGGCGCAGCACCATGCCCGCCCGCAGGCGTGTATCCCCCATGCATTCACAAGATCCGGTCATCTCCTGACAGTTTTTGGCCCGCAGCTCGGCGATGGCCACGCGCTCGGCCTGCGCCGGATGCTCGATGCGCTTGTTGATGGTCAGCACCCGGCCCGTGGTGGGCGGCAGCTCCGGCTGATAGCTCTTCTCCGTGGTCTCGGAGCTGGCAGCATCGGTGTAGCCCACCACGCACTGCGTGTAGACGCCGTCCAGCGTGCGCTTGAAACCGGCCCGCTCCACGGCCAGTTCGCCGCGCTTGAGTTCCAGGGGCTCCAGCTGGTCGGCCGCCTGCCCGGAGTAGATGACGCAGAGCTTTTTCTTCACGGCAACGCGCAGGCCCTGCTCTTTGCAGATACGCTGCAAGAAGGCCAGGTCGGCTTCCTGCCGCTGCTCCACGCGCCCGTAAACGATCTCCGGGGCCTTGTAGAGCAGATCGAGCCCGGCAGGCCCCACCACGTCCGCCGCCACCGTGGACAGAGGCACGTCGGCCCAGGCCCGCGTTTTTTTCTGCAGCATGAGGCTGGACTTGACCGCCGCCGGCACGCCCTTGATGGTCACCACGTCGCCACCGTCACGGCTGGATTCCAGCGTCAGTTCATCCACCTCGAATTCCCCGCAATCCAGTTCCTCCTCTCCAGGGGCGCGGAAATTGCTGGCCACGATGGTCACGCTGATGATGTCGCCGTGTTTGGGCAGCCAGTCACCCTGCCAGAGCCCCTCGCGGTCTTCCAGGGTAAGCTGGAGGTCGTCCAGCTCATCGTCCGCCTTGTCCGTGTAGGAGAGGGACAAGAGGTGCGGCCAAAGATCCATGCTCACGTCCTTGCCCTGGATGCTGATCTCTACCCGTGCGCGGCGCATTACATACGCTCCCACGGCGGCAGGCTGCGTACACGCTCGGCAGCGGCCTGCTCCGGCACGCTGACGCGCGTCTCCCCGGAGAGCAGCAGCGCGTCCAGCTCAACCACGTTAAGGGCCAGCACATCGCCCATCTGACGCTCACCGGAGAGGCGGGCCAGAGCGATCTGGTCCCATGCCTCGCCCTGTCGGCTGCGGTAGCCGTTAGCCCGCTTGCCGGGCTTACGGATAGCGACAGCGGTTTTGTCGGCTGTTTTTCCGTGTGATACATTGCTGTCTTCAGCCGTAGCTTCCTGCGTCGCAACGGCTGAAGCGACGTACTCACTAGGCATAGGCCGTCCTCCTGCGGTCGGAGGCGATCTTGTCCAGCGCCCGGCGGATGAGCGCCTCCATGTCGGGCTTGATGCTCTCCAGCACCCGGCGCACCGCACGCGGGTCGGACGACATAAGCGAAAAATTCTGGACCAGATCCACCATGATCTGGCCGTTGTTACCGGAAGCCTGGGCTGTATTGCCGCCACGACGGGCCAGACGGGCGGGCGTCTGCGGCAGAGCCGTGGGCGTGCCCACACGGCCGGATGTCTGGATGGCCGTGCCCGTGGTCGTGGACAGGCTGCTGCCCGTACGGCTACCCGCCGGGATGAACAGGGTCTGCACCTGGGAATTGTCCCCGGCCAACGTGACCACAGTGGTGCCGCTGGAAGCGCGTGACCCGCCGCCATTTTTGCCTTTTTTCTTGGCCGCCTCTTCAGCTGCCATAAAATCATTGAAGCTCTGCCGCTGCTGATATTTGGGGGGATCGGCGACCTTGGTCGCGGAACCCTGCGCGGCTATCTTGGCTGCTGACGATGTCGCGGCTTTCTCGGCTGTTTTCGCCGCGTTGTCCGCAGCCTTTTTGTCTCCATCTCCGAAGGCCTTGTTCCAGGCATCAGAGACAGCACCCGTCACGGCGCCCACGGCATCGCCCACCGTTTCGATGGCCGAAAAGATCCACTGGAAATTCTCGCGTAGCCAGTTGAAAAATCCAGCGAATATCCCCGTGATCCCATCAACGATGGATGCAAAAAAGGCCGCGGCCCCAGACCAGATGCCGGCGATACCATTGTAGGCCCAGGACCCGAGCTCCATGACATAGCTCCAGGCCGTCAGTGCACTTTCAGTCACACCTTGCCAGATTACGGAAAAAACAGTGCTGACCGTGCCCCAGACAGACAGGACGGAATCATACGCCCAGTTAAAGGCCCCGATCACACGATCAAGAGCCGGCTGGGCCACCGCTGCCAGGTTGTCGAACAGTGCGGCAAAAAAAATCCGCAGGCGGTCCCAGTTATCCATGACCCAATTGGCCGCGAACCCCAGGCCCACCAACGCTATCCCTGCGCCACTGGCCACCAGCAGGCTGCGCAAGCCGCCGGCCAGGATACGTGCCCCCATCCCGGCAGCCTTGCTGGCCGCCCCGAAGGCCAGGCTGGAAGCCGTGAGCCCGGTCGTACTGGCTGTTGCTGCCACTTGGGATGCGACCAGACGCAGCAGCAATCCACGCCAGGAATTGGTCGTGGTACGCAGCACATTGAGCACAAGCCCCAGCGCAACACTGCCAACAGCAAAGGATGCCACTGCCGCCACGGCCGTCATCACGACAGCCGTCAGTCGCGGGAAGCTGCTCGCAAATTCTCTGGCGCCATTGACCACGACGGTCAGACCACGAGCGACAGCTCCCACAACAGGCAGCATGGTCGCACCGACGGTCGCACCCAGGTTGCGAGTGCTCTGAGTCAGCTGGGATATGGCCGTGGCCGTGGTCTTCATCCGGTTCTCGTACTCCTGCAGCACGGAGCCGGAGACGTCACTGTTGGCGATATCGAACGCTTTGCGCAGCGTGTCGATCTGGGTCAGCAGAGGCATGATGGCCATCAGAGAGTCATCGCCGAACAACAATGTGGAGATGGAGTTGCGTTCCTCCGGGCGCACACGCTGGAGGGCTTCCAGCACGCGCATAACCGCGCCCTTCGCATCGGTTTGCATCTGTTTTTGCAACTCGGCGGGGTCAAGTTGCAAATATTTGTAGATGGACTTTCTTTCGTCGGTCAAAGCAGCCGGGCCAGCCGCTATAACTTTGACGAAGTTTTTCATGGCAGTCGCGGCTTTATCAGGTGCGGCGCCAGCGGCCTCAAAGGCCGTGGCTAGGGCCGCGATATCCTGTGTTGCCAGACCGGTGCTTTTCATAAGCGGGCCGACTTCCGTGAATACTTTGTCGATTGCCCCGGCTTCCGCATTCATGGCGTTGGACAGCGCATTGATCACGTCCGCCGTATGCATGGACTGTTCGGAGGTCAGACCCATAGCGGCCTGCCAGGTGGCCAGAGACTTGCCTGCCTGTTCGGCGCTGACGCCCCAGGCTATGGACATCTTGACCGCCTGATCCGCCACCCCCAAAAGTTGCTCCCGGGTGGTGCCCAGGCCGGCTTGGGCCGCGGCCGTCATGATGGTCACCACATCCTCAAAGCTTTTTCCGGTACGGTTGGACATCTCCTGCGCATCGGAAAAAACTTGCTGCATGACGGATTCCGGCGCGTCCATGACTTTGCGCAGATCCGCGAACGTATCTTCGGCGCTGATGGCCAGTTTGACCGGAAGAGCCACCGAGGCTCCCACGGCCGCAGTACCCAGCAGACGCCCCTGCAGATCGGCACGCTGCGCCTGCAGGGCGCCGGCCTGGCTCCGGTTGGCGGCCATCGCCGTCTGGACTGCCCGGGCACGCTCAAGCTGGGCGGACAGCTGGGCGTAATCCCTGGTCAAGGCACGGACGCTGCCGCTCGTACTGGCAGCCTGAGCCACGGTCTCCCGATAGGTCGCCGTCTGTCGGGACAGAGCCCCGGACAGACGGCGCACCCGGGCTTCGGCCTGTTCTATCTGCCTGGCCATGACCGTGGTCATGGTCCCGGCCTGTGAAGCTCGTTGCCACAGACCATCAAGCTCGCCGCGGGCATCCTTGAGGCTGCCAGAAAGGCCGCGGATCTTTTCCTGCTGGGTGGACATGGCCGCCCCGATCTTGCCCACAGGCGTCCGCTCCATATCGCGGATAGCCTGCGATACGGCTTTCGCCTGGCTGGACGCAGACTGAAAAGCGGCAGTGAACCCGCTTTGCAGTCTGGCCCCCAGGGCAAAGGAAAGGGCGATCTCACGCGCCATGCGACATTTTCTCCACGGCCTCTGCGGCCTCGATATAGGCCCCGAATTCTTCCGGGGTCATGGCCCTCAATTCACTGCGTGACCACTGGCTGATTTTCCCCAGGGCCACCATCCCCCGCCGCAGTTCAGCTAGGCCGGCTGCGACATCCCAGCTTCCGTCTCCGGAGGCGTAGGGTTTTCCGAGCCACCGTTACCGGTACCATTGAGCGCGTTGAGCGCGTCGCGCAGTTTGCCGTAATCAGCCCCGCGCATACCCCTGATCGCGTCATAGGGCAGGCGGGTAACGATGGAGAGCAGGGAGACCTCGACGGTCACCGGATTGGTGCCCCGCTTCATGTCCACCGCCAGTTGCATGGCGTCTTCCTCATCGCCCACAGTGGAGGCGCGCACGACGACTTCAGCAATGGTCTTCCCCCCTACGTTCAGGGGCTCATTCAGCACAACGGTCTTGCTTCTTTTCATGGTCTCTCCCTAGACGTTCAGGCCCATTTGGGAACGCACTGTGGCCAGCAGATCCGTACCCTTGACCTTGTGGATGAAGTTGAGCTTGTCGAACAGGAACTCTTCCTCGCCATCGAGCAGCACTTCAAGGCGGGTCACTTCCAGTTCAAGCTCGTTGCCATGTTTTTTGCCCTGCTCCAGCGTGCCGATGGGGAAATTTTTGACACGCCCGAGGATATTGATGCGGTAGGGCACGCTGACGCGCTTGCCGGTAGCATCATCCGTGACCTGCAGGGCGGAGTAGCATTCATACAGAGAGCTCTGTGTCCAATCGAGCGCGTTGAAGATCTCGGGGGTCACAGAGGTGAAGGTGAGCTTCACCGACATGGACTCGACCATCCCCAACGTGGGATTCTCGATTTCTCCGGCCACACCGGACCCCGAGATGGTCTCGGTCATGTAGGCGATCTCGGGAAGATCGATGGTGGCCACGCCGATCATGTCCGTACCGTCGTGGTACACTCGATAGGCGATAGTTTGTTCAGGACGTCTGGGCATGCTTCCTCCTTAACCAAACAAAGCGGACAGATTGTCGGTGTCAAACTCGAAGACGGCTTCAATATCCCGGGCAGCAGGAGGCGGCGTGATACGCAGGTGGAAACGCATGATGCCGTCGATGAGGTCGGTCACGGGGTTCTCGGACTCATCAAAGGTGATGCTGCCGCCCAGGATGATCTCGCGGGCGGTGTAGCCGTCCAGCTTGATTTGCTCGGACTTCAAAAAGGTCTGCACGAGGCGGCGGGTCAGCGGTTCGTCAACCTTGGCGAAATAGCTCAAAACGAACTGGACCTGATACCAGTTGAAGAAGCGCCGGATGCTATCCTGCGCGTCCTTGGGGTCGGTATTGGACGGATAGCAGGCCATGCGGCCACCCCAGGTCTTCATGCCGCCATCGCAGTTGCTGACCGTATAAATTCCCTGCCCGTTCAGATAGTTGGCCTTGGTCAGGTCGAGCCACAGCTCGTTCCACTGGCCGTCAGCGCCCACATAGCCACTGGAGGTGATGTCCAGCCGCTTGTTGCTGGGGCTGGCGTAGGGGATGCCGTCATGATCGCCGTCCGTGGCCGCCATGACCCCGGCCAGATGCGTAGCGAGGCCGTACACGTTATCGCCCAGCTTGACCTTGGGCCAGCAGACGACCATCAGACCATCGGTGAGGTTGTGCTTCTCCTTGTAGCCGGGCACGTCACTGTATTTGGTCACGGCGTTGTCGCCGCTGCTGGGGATGTCCACCAGACAGATGGCCTGGAACAGACCGTTGATGCCGTCGCACTTGGCGGCCATGACCACGGCCACAGCCGGGTCTTCGCAGAACTGCGGCGCCAGGACGATGGACGGCACGAGCCGGAAACGGGGAAAGACTTCGTCGATGAGCTCAAGGCCGGTGCCCTGCCCGCTGGCCGGATCGATGCCGCCGATCACGTCCTCAGACGTGACCTTACTCACGTCGGCATAGACATAGCCGGCCTTGACCGTGGCACCCTCGGGGATGCTTCCCTCGGCCAAACGGGTCAGCAGGCCGCTGACGGCATCCACGCTGTAGTCGGTGCCCGCCTCATAGGTGGTCTCGCCCAGCTCATCCTTCAGCTCCACGGCACTGACGCCGCCGTGGGCCAGCCTGGCGGTGTTCTTGTCCAGGGCCGACGTGCCGAAGGTCAGACTTTCGTCCGCGACCTCGGTCCTGTGCTTTTCGGGGTCGAAAACATTGACGCAGACCACGGGCGCGCCGCGGTAGATGGCGAAATGGCTGTAGATCAGCTCCTGCAGGCTGTAGTCGCCGGAATGGTCGGCATCCCAGCCCATCGCCTGCACGAACTCGTCGTAAGAATAGAACAACTGCGGCACGTTGACGGGACGGGCCTTGTCCCCGGCCAGCGTATGCACAGGGGCCGTGCCCACGGCGAAGACGACCGCGCTGTCCACGGTGCGGGCGGGCAGGATGCTGGTGGCCTGCTCGGAGGTGTAGATGCCGTGACGGTATCCGGTGGTTGCCATTATATCCTCCTACTTCTTCCGGGACTTGACGGACGCATCCTGGACGGCGACATACGCCTGATACATGGCCGTCCCGGGCATGGTCCGCAGCATGCGCGCCGTGGCCAGATCCCCGTCCACCGGCACGAACAGCGTCCGGAGTTCGGGATGTTCCTCAAAAAGATCCGCCAGGACGGGAAAAACTTCTTCCGGCTTGCCGCGCAGGATCGCATTCCGCATCAGCGGCAGACCGAAAGGCCGGCTGGGGCCAAGATACATACAAGCAGTGGTGCTCATCTGATGGTCTCCACTTCATCTAGGCCGCGGGGCGGCCAGGTATAGTTCCACACACATTCGAGGGTGGCCAGGTGATACTGGTGCCAGCGCTGCTTGGGCGTAGGGATACTGGCTTTCAGCTCTCCCTCGAGCTCAAAACGCTCGGCCAGCAGCCGTGTTTTCCAGAGCTGCCGGCGCAGACAGTCGAGCATCTCTGCCAGGAGCAAGCCCGCCTGTTCCTGATCCGCCGGGCTGTAGACGCCCAGGGCCAGTCCTACGGTGTCATGCAGCATGGTCTTGTGGTCCGGCTCCAGCTCGACCTGTCCCTCTATCCAACGCACGATCACAAAGGGGTAGCAGCCCTCCTGCTGACGCTCGGGCAAACCATGCAGGAACACCTGCACAGGTTGCATCCCCCCACCTTGCGGGGCGGGGAAGGGGTAATCCACAAAAGCCTCCTGCACGAGCTTTACCAGGCATGTCAGCAGCAGACGGGAGGTCATCGTCCTGTCCCCACGATGCCGGACAGGATCACATCCACCTCATGTTGCAGACGCTCCGGGAAAACTTCTTCAGCTCGGGCCACGACCTGTTCCTGGGCGTCTGCCGTCTGCAACGCCTGCACAGGCGATGGACCGTAGAGCATTTCCAGCTGTTGCCCATGACGTACGAACACGCCATAGCCGCCCTGGGGCTTACGGATGATGAAGCTCTTGCTTCCCCCGGCCACATTGGACGTAGCCGGATGTCGAGCCCCCTTTTTCTTGATCTGCACAGAGACCCCCGCGGCAGGGCGTGCTGCCGGAGGTTGCGGCACATCAGGATCAGGCAGGAAATGGATCAGGCTCATACCGGGCCGGCCGGTGATATTCAGGGCGCCTTCCAGGTTGCTGCGGTTGGCACGCCTGATCTCCAGATTGGCCCGCAACTCATCATATTGGGCCGTATATGCCGTCTTGGCGATGCGCGTCGCCCTGGTCCCGGCCGCTTGAATGCTGCGATTCAGGGCTCGGGCGATGGCGATGCCAGCCCCCTTGCCGCCCAGGGCTTCCAGCACATCCTGCATCCTGCCCAGGGCCACATCCATTCCTTCTGACGTGATGACGATGCTCATGACCGCTCCCTGTACAATCTGATGGTCCGCATATGCTCATGCGCATCCGCACTCAGCACATACCAGCGCTCGTTGCGGAACGTAGTTGTCCGCCCGGTCTTCAATTCATCCGGAACGTCGACAGCAGCCACATAAATGGTGACACCCTCATAGCTGACGGCACTACGCCCATCACTACTGAGGGGCATTTCCATCTCCAGCGGCTCGTAGACACACGGGACGCCCTCATGTCCGGCAAGCTCCACCTGCTCGCCGAACTCGGCGGGGTTGGAAAAGACCGTGTGCAGATCTTCTTCAAGCTGTCCTTTAAAGCTCATGGGCTACCTCTCGCAGGAGCAATCCCGTTTGATTTCCTGCATCGCCTCCAGCCGGGCCAGGCGCTCGGCATGATCTGCTGTGACGGCCTCCAGCTCATCCAGACGCTTGTGTGCCCGGTACACGGCTGTCTTCGACGCATACACTTCGGACAGGCGATTGATGCTCTCGGCAAGTTCCCTGTGCTGGGCTTTATGGTCTTTCCACCATTCGTAGCCCAGGAAAAGGCTCGCGCCGAACAGCAGGGTATTGGCCCCCAGAAGTATCTCGGTGGTCATCGGTTATCCTCCACCCACTCGATCCAGAGCAGCAGCTCCCCAGCCTCATCAGCGGGCAGATGCAGCCACTGGCCATCCACCTGCGTCAATCCGCCGTCCTCCGCATACCACCACTCATCCGTCACTATGGCTCCCGGTGTCATCGGCACCGGGGGAAGCGCGCTTGTCGCTGCCCCCGAATTTACGCATCCAGTTACCAGCAGGGTCAGCGCGCACAGCATCCGTGCGAGACCGCGCGCGCTCCCGGCGGAAAAAAGCCACCACCGCCACCACCAGCCGCAGGAGCGCCTGTGCCCAGACCGGCATGCCATCACAGCCTGCGGCTGGCCGCCGCATCGTCAGCGTTTTTGGCCTGACCGGCGTTGAAGCCCAGGGCATTCACGATGACGTAGATGAAGCGCACCACCACGTTGGCGTCGTCAGCAGGACGAGGCCAGACAGCGGAGATGGCGGCACAGATCGTCACGACGAAGGTGATCCATTGTCCCCAGCTCTCCGGCAGCCAGCCGATGATGGTGGCCACCATGTCGGCGCCGGGGACAGCGGTGTCCGCCTCCGCTGCCAGAGCGAGGCAGGGAAAGAGACAACAGAGGCAGAGCAGCAAAGGCAGAAGATATTTTTTCATGATTTCCTCCTTAGTCGGGGCAATGGGTGCGTTTCATCCAGCCATCCACAAACTTGCGCTGGCTGGGGCTGCATGCAGCGAGCTCGATGTAGTGCGCCCCCTGCATGCAGTTGAGCGCATGCACAAGGGCCTTTTCATCGGTGCGCCTGGCCAGCAGGGCCGCCAGCGCATCAAGCGTGCGGGGGCCGATGACGCCGTCCACCGCGAGATCCGCAAACAGAGAGTTCCCGGCCCGTGCGCGGTTGAAGGCATTGCAGACCAGCTGAACTTTTTTGCCGGAGCCGCCCTTGCCCAGGTTCACCGCCTGCTCGAAGATCTCGCTGGCGAGATCCTGGGGCAGGGCTGCGAGCCCGAGGCGATCCCACCACTCGCTGCGATACCAGCCGGACACCAGATCGGCGAGACCGGGCACCGTGGCCAGATGGCGCGTGAACGCGCTGGCCCCGGAGGCGAACGAGCTGTGGTCTTTCTCGCGGTCAATGAGCTTCCAGCCGGGCCAGTCCGGCCAGTAGCGGCGGGCGATCCCCGCATAGGTCTCGCCGCCGCTGTCCCCCTGGACGTTGCACCAGCCGCCTTCAAAGCCGGCCAGCGGAGCGTAGGCAATGCTGAAATCGGCCATTTTACGCCGCCTTGAAGGTCAGTTCCACGAGGGCTTCGGGGAACATGCAGATGGTGAGCGGGTTGCTCTGGACTTCGAGATCGTAGCCACGGCCGCGCCCTCGCTCGTCCATGCGGGCGTAAAACGGAAGCCCACGGGTATTGACCGTCTCGACCCAGTTGGCGGGGGCATGATACATTTTCCAGATGCCGGGACCGGTGGGGTACAGATGCCCCTTGTCATCATCCACCAGCTTGCGGCCGCCCACCACGTCCGAGGCCTCGATCCAGAGGATGCCGCCATAGGGGAAGCCGCGACGGCGGTAATCGTTATCGCCAAAGCTGCTCTGGTTGGCGGCCCAAAGGTTGTAAGCATCACGCACGAGGGCGTGGCTGGTCAGCATGTCATAGGCATTGGAGCCGATGACGGCGCTGATGCCGGTGAACGGATTGCCGCCCATAGCCGTCTCGATCTTGCGCTTGGCGGCCATGATGCCGCTCAGGATGGGGTTCTTGTCCGCTTCCACAGCGGCGGGGAAGCTCAGATTCTGCTTTTTCTGGGTCACGCCGAAGGTGTCGAAAATGTTGTGCAGTACGGTGCTGCCGTCAGCATCCAGCACGATGCCCTTGATGGCACCCAGGCGGTGAAACTCCAGCGTCATGTCCAGATTGCGCTTGAGGGCGGAGAGCTTGTCGTTGATGACGCTTTCCACCGTCACAGGCTCCGTGGAGCCAAAGGCCCGCACGTCCTGCAGGTCTTCAGGGGCCAATGTGTCGGCCTGGGACAGGTGCGTGCAGCTCAGGATTTTGGTTTCACGCTTTTCAGTCTGTCCGGTCACATACTCAGGATCGGCGTTACGCGGAGAATCAGAAATCAGGATGATGCGGCCGCGCTTGCAGTCGAAGGCCATGTGCGTGGTCGGCAGACCGTATGTCTCGAACATGCCGCTGAAACGCAGGGGCATCAGGGGCAGCTTGTTGACGGCATCGGTCATCTCGACCACGGAAAACGTATCCGGCCAGTTAAACATCGTCTTCCACCTCCTCGATGGCGCGGATGGCAAAGCCCAGGTCATGCAGGGCCTGCACGGCTTCATCCTTTTTGACCACGCTGCTGTCGAAAAGCAGCTTGTTCTTGTTGATGATGGCGTAGCCGCGCAGCACGGTCACTTCCTGGGGGGCATCGGCATTGGGGGCGGTCTGGATCAGCACGGCCTTGGCATCGCCCAGGGTGCCATCAGCTTCCTTGAGGGCGGTATAATTGCCGTCCGCATCACGGGTCAGTACCGTCCCGAAGCCCAGATCACCGCACGAAGCGGCCAGCATGACCTTCTCGCGACTGTAACGGGTGTCTATTTCATGGATAACGAGCTCGGAAAAACGGAGACCGAACTCATAACTATGGGCAGTAACTTTGCTCATGGGGCCCTCCTACTTGGAAACTTCGGCGCGACGCCGTTCAGCATCCTCCACCAATTTGCTCTTGCTCTTGGTGGAGGGCGCTTCCGGAGTGGCAGGAAGCGCCTGTGCGCCCTGCTCCTGCAGGGCGTTGAGGATGGCGGACTTGCTGTTCTGCGGTTCCGCAGGGGCCTGCTGGACGGCTGGGGCCTGCGGCATGAGCTTGCCGAGACCGGCCAGCTGCTTTGCGGACAGGCCCAGCTCTTTCGCCTGGGCCACGAACGCGCGCACGGCTTCGGCCTTTTCCTTGCCGCACACCGTTTCCATGGCGTTCAGGGCATACTCAACGCCATCGTTGCTGGCCGAATCCCGGCCTTCTTCAAGCAGTGCTTTAAGCAATTCAGGGGCCTCGGCGGCCAGACGGTCGCGCGTCATGGCCTGCGCGGGGGCATCAGGACTGTTATCGGGCATCGTTACCTCCAAAAGCCGGTTGATGGCCTGATCCTCGTCCCGGACAATGGCGGTCACGAGGCCAAGCTGCTGCGCGGACTGGGCGAACAGGATCTGTGCATCTGTCCACGCGGGGTCCTGGCTGATGCCCATGTGTTGGGCCACATCAGCCTTAAAAACGGAATGCAGGGCGTCCACGCGCTCCTGGAAATAGGCCGTCTGTTCCGGGGTCAGCTTCTCCACGGGGTTGCCCGCCGTTTTCCACTTGCCGCTGGCGATGTAGGTGATGGAGACCCCCATCTTGTCGAGAAAGCCGCTGATGTTCCGCACCTCGGAGATGACGCCCACACTGCCCACCTGGGCCATGGCCGGGGCGTAGACACGGCCTGTGGCCGAGGCCAGCCAGTAGGCGGCGGAAGCAGTCAGCCCGTCGGCATAGGCCGCCATGGGCTTGTCGTCGATGCTGGCGATGTAGTCCGCCAGCTCCTTGACCCCGGCGGCCACGCCGCCCGGAGAGTTGAAGGAGAGCAGGATGCCCCGGACGCGCTCATCTTGACGGGCCTCATCCAGGGCCTGCCGGATGCCGTCCTGCCCCACATCAGCCCACCAGCTCTCCTTGCGGGAGATCACGCCGGTGATGCTGATGACGGCCACACCACGCCGCAGGCTGAAACGCCGGGGCTCTTGCCCGGCAGGAACGGACATCCTCCCGGAGGTCATGCGGGTCTGGATGTCGCACAGCACCTGCTCGGCGAATTGGGGGGCCAGAGCCCACAGGCCATCAGGCGTCGTCATCAGTCGTCTCCTTGGTGTTCATGTCATTGCCGTCGGTGCGGTGTCCGGGCGTGGAGGCCGCTGCCTGCGAGGTCGTCCCCGACACAGGAAGGGCCTGCCGCACTTTTTGCAGCAGGGGGGCTTCCAGCAGGAGCTTTTCCATCCCCTCCTCGAAGTCACCGCCATGCTGCGCCCACGCCTCGCTGTACGTCATGAGGCGGTTCTCCAGGGCCAGGATCGTGGCCGAGATCTCCTTCACCGGGTCGATGAAGCCACGGGCCGGGCCGATCCAGTCCGCATTGCACCAGAGGTCGCGGGCTTCATAAAAATCAGGCGCTCCGGCCGGCAGCGTAAGCTCGCCGCGCAACCACGCCTCTTCCATGACCATCTCGTAGATGGGCTGGCAGTACGCCCGCGCCAGCCAGCGGCGGTAGTAGCTGTAGACCTTCCACGCCTCGTTGAGCGCGGCCCGCATGGAGCTGTAGTTGGTCTCGGAAAAATCCTTAGTCAGGCTCTCGTAGGGGATGCCCTGGGCCGCCGCCATCGCTCGCTGCACGATCCGCACGAAGGCGGCGAAGTTGGAGGACGGGCGCTTGGATTCCAGAACATATGGCTTCTCATTTTCCTTGCCGTACCAGACCTGGCCTTCCTCGATGCTTTGGAAGTAGGTCGGCCCTGCTTCCTCTTTCTCGGCCAGGCCATGCTGCTCCTGCACATAGCCGGGAAGCTCGCCGCCTTCGGTGGCGATAAAGATCGGGAACTGCGCCGCCATCACCTGGGCGAACAGCTCGAAGTTGATGGTGTCGGACAGGTTGCGGAACAACGCGATGCTTTTGGCGAAGGTGGAGCAGCCGCGCTCCTGTTCGTCCGCCTCCATGCGGTACAGGTGGAAGACCTGCTGGCGGTGGCCCAGCCGGGCACGCACATAGCGAAAATCATCGGCAAGCAGCCCCCCACCACGCAGCCAGCTGTCCAGCACGGAGGGCGGCGGGCAGGCAATGTAGTAGCCCTCCGGCCTGCCGTATGCCGTATAACGGATGCCGTCGCGCACGTCGGGATCTGTCGTCATGTCCGTCGGGGTCTGGAGCCGCTCCGGCGTGACAGCCTGGATGGCCAGCGAAAAGCGGCGCTGCTGGCCGACACGCTCCTTTTCCGGGAGCATGACGGCCAGATGCAGCAACTCGCCCTTGCAGAGGATGGAGCGCAGGCCCAATGCCTGCAGATCGAAAAAATGGTTCTGGCCGCGCACGTCGGCCTCACGCATCCAGCGGTCGAAGGCCCATTCCATGTCCTCGCCCACAGCCCTGGCCTGCTCCGGCGCGATACCCAGACGGGCAGCCGGGATGCTGGCCTTGGGCAGCAGGCCCGTGCCCACCGCGTTGCTGGTGATGGTGTCCACCGTGGCATTGGCCGACCAGTCGTTGGCCATAAGGTCAGCCGCCCGGCGCTGGATGACCTCGCGCTCGCGGGAAGTCCCGTCACGGCTCTGGATCTGCGGCCCGCGCCAGTGGGACAGGGAGCCGCGGAAGGCCCCCGCGTCACGGGAGGCTTCCGGCATACGCCGGGACGTGGAAAGCGGTCTGCCCTGGGCATCGTACAGCATGGCTACCTCACGATCCGGGCGGCGACGCGCACAGGCCCACGACCACGCGAGAGCGCGGCCAGCTCAGCGCTGATCCAGTCGATCTGGTCGCGAATCTCCGATAGATCGTATCTGGTCAGGGTGCGGCTGCCGATGGTGTACGACCTGCCTGTGGAGGCCGCCTTGTAGGCGGCCTTCCAGTCGGCAAGCAGGGAGAGGAGTTCTTCACGGGTCCACACAGACATGGGATTGCTATTATCATCCCAGCATTAGCATGTCCGCGTGTTTGGGAATCGGGAGAATGAAAATTTGCAGCAGCCCCAAAAACAGAAAGCCCCCACAGGAAGGGCCATTCCTGCAGGGGCGCAATTCGAGTAACCAGACCCAGAGGGCCATTGGCTGCGGCAAGCGTTACCAGCACTGGCCGCCGGATTTGTTGTATCCTTTTTCGCCTTGCCCGGACAAGGCTTGACAAATTAACCTAGTAGGGTAAAATTTTATTTATGGAAAAGCACTCGCCCCACTGCCCTCTGTCCAAAGTCAAGGAGCTGGCCAAAGCCGGAAAGATCCGGGCAACAGCCACAGCAGTGCAGTGCGCCCGCCGTCTGGGCTTTCGTGGGAGTGCCATGTTCGCGGAAATAGAAAAACTCGAACGTGACGAGTTCTATAAAAGCATGACGACCTACGCGAACCACACCATCTGGCAGGACGTCTATCACCACCAGAGCCCTGCGGGCATGTTGTATATCAAAGTGACCGTTGTGGACGACGTGCTTGTCGTCTCGTTCAAGGAGCTGTAGTTATGATTTGTCCTGTATGCGGTGCAGCGGAACTTGTCCACGGTGTCCATGCCATACCCTACACCTACAAGGGACGCACGACTTCTTTCCAGCTTGAAGGCGACAAGTGCCCGGCATGCGGTGAAATCATTCTGGCAAAGCCGGAATGCGACAGGCTGGACGCGCTGATGGAAGCCTTTGAGCGTTCCGTCAATACGGAGTTTTATGATCCGGCCTTTGTCCTGGCTGTCAGGAAGAAGCTGGGCCTCAACCAAAAGCAAGCCGGGGAACTTTTTGGCGGTGGGGCCAATGCCTTCTCCCGCTATGAGCTGGGAAAGACCAAGCCCCCGCAAACGCTTTTGCAGCTTTTCCGTCTGCTGGACAATGATCCCTCACGTCTGAAGGAATTGCAGTCATAGCCCGTCAGCGGCAGGTGTTCAGCACCTGCTGCTTTCTTTTTTATAGGTCCGTAGTCTTGCTTTTGATTCAAGATACCCTTACCGAAGCATAAGAAATGACGAGTTATTGGTCAAAATTTATATGAAAAATACTATAGAAGAAATATATTACGACGACTTCATTGACTTTTATAAAGATATGCTCCCTCGCGGAAATCTTTATAGTCCAAGTAAACGTATCTTTAGAGGTCAATCATCAAAATCATATACATTACTCCCAAGTGCCTTACGAAAAGATAGACTTAACGAGCTAATCAACGCTTCAGGATGGATACGCTATGTCGACGCCCAGCTGACCATAAAAAAACAGCTTGAACTCGAGATAAGATCATTAACAAATTTTTATAAATTAGCGCATAGCAATGGATTGAACATACCTAAAATAGAATATATTTCAAATCGGTATGATGATCCTTTTTCCTACTATTCTCTTTTAGAAACTGAAGATGTTGTTTGGCCACATCCAGATTTTATTGAGCTAATGGCGATAGCTCAGCATAATGGCATTCCGACAAGAATGCTTGATTGGACGTATGACTATAATGTCGCTCTTTATTTTGCAGCTTTGGGTGCCTGCAGAAAATTAGAATCAAATAACGTAAATTATAAAGAAAATGATTTTATCACTCTTTGGTTTTTAAATATCACTGACTTTCTTGTCGTTAACAATAATACTCCAATAAAATTTATTGTTAGTAACTATTGTGAAAATAAAAATATCCATGCCCAACGTGGAATACTTTCTTATTGTCCAACTATATACAAAGAATTTCATTCTAAAAATAATAAATCAGATATTGATCGAACACCGATAGAGAATATATTGCAAAATTCAGATATTGAAATAAAGGATATAAAAAAAATTTTTATTCCTGCACACAATGCGCGACGCTTACTTACCTATCTACGTCAGCTAGGCTATACAACATCCCGTCTTTTTCCCGGCTACAAGGGCGTTGCTGACGAGCTTCAAGAAACTCGTTTTCTAGTTGCATCATGGGAAATCGAATAGACTCAGATACAAATAACAAGTCCCCGGCAGTGTTCAATACACCACTAGGGACTTGTTATTTGATTCACTGAGTGGAAAGTGTTTATGGCCTACTACAACTTTTCTTCCATGCTGCGTGTGCCGCGCGGGGCAAATCGCCCTTGTGCAGCGACTTTTTCACACTCGCTGCGCGAATACCAGCGGTGCGTCGTACATAGGCCATGCGCCTGGATATGTCCCGCCGCTACCATGCGAAAAAACGTGCTGCGGCTGCACCCCAAAACCTCGCAGGCCTCACGCCAGTTTAGCCTTTCCTTCATCGCTACCTCCCGAACCTGCCGGCCAGTCGTGAGCCGCGCAGCTTCTCCACCTGCCGCACCGGTACGGAGCGGGTCTCTCTTTTTTCCTCCGGGCCCTTGAGCTGCCGCACGTTGAGGATGTGCGCCAGCGCCTGGATCATGGTCTCGCAGTCCCAGTAGTGGTTGGGCCTGTGGTGCGGATTGAGCCAGGCCATCTTTTCGTCGTCCCAGACCTCGGCGCACATCTCGCGGGCGTATTGCTCCAGGATGCCCCCCTCCCCGCTGTGCAGGTGGAAAGCTCCGGGGTCGTCCGGAGCGATGCCCAGCTTGTGGCTCAGGTCGGACTTGTAGAACGTCGTGTCGCAGCGCCAGAGCATGAGGCCGCCGGGGATCCTGACCTTGTTGCCGCGCACGTCCGGAAAATATTCCTGCGGCGCGGGCGTATAGGGCTGGGTCATGCTGCGCACGCCCTGCCACGGGAACACGCGCCCCCGGTGCCTGATGGCCCAGGCATAGACCTCCTTGGTGCGGCCGCCCATGGCGTCGATCATGCAGGCCCGGACGCTGAACTCCCGGCCCTGCGGGTCACGATAGACGGAGCCCCACAGCAGGTCGTTGAGCGCCGAGAAGGTGGGGGCCGTGCCCGCCTGCACCAGCCACGATTCCTCATCCTCGCCGTAGCCGATGGCACGGATCACATAGCGGAAATACCCCTTCTCCGCGCTGCCGCCCTGGGTATCCACCCCGGCCAGCAGGACGCAGACACGATCCCTGCCGTCCACCGGGCCGGGCACCGCGCCGCGAGGCCTGTCGTCGCACAGGGCAAGGATGGCGTCCTCGGAGCGATCCGCATGTTCCTCCTTCCACGGCTCGGCCTTGTACTGGTTCTGGAGGTTCTTGAGGTCGTCCAGTTTGCCGCTCTCCCTGTACTTGAGGGCCGCAGCGGCCACTTCGGACAGGCTGACGAAATAGGACAGCCACGCCGGGATGTGGAAGCCCAGCTTGGAGGGCCGGTGGGCGGCCAGATGGGCCGACAGCTCAAGGCCGCTGGTCCGCTCGCGCCATTCCCCCCGGCGCACGGCCCGGTCACGGTCGCCGTCATCCCAGACGGTTCCGCAATGCTCGCAGGGGTAGGTGGCCAGCCGTCGGGCCAGCACGTCCTCGGCGGTCGGCTCCCGATCCGTGTCCTTGTCCGGCCAGCTGATGCGGTCGAAGGCCATGAGCTGGTAGAGGCCGCAGTGCGGGCAGCGCACCCAGAAGTCGAAACGCGCCCCGGCCTCGCGGGTGAAAGCCACCCAGATGGGGCCGTCCTCCGTGGTGGGGGTGGAGATCTTGAGGATATGGCAGCGCCCGCGCCGCCGCCATGTGGTGGTGCGCTTCTCGGCCAGCGATTCCGACGAGGCCTCGTTCTTGGGGTTCTTGTACTTGTCCAGCTCGTCCAGGATCAGGGTGCGGATGGGTTTGTTGCCCAAACGCGACACCGAACCAGACCAGCCCAGATAGATGGGCATGTGCGCCAGATTGATGCGCAGGCTGGAGGCATCGTCCCCGTAGCCGGTCATGTACTCGCGCAGGCGCGGCGAGGTCTCGATCATGGGGATGATGCGGTCCTTGGCATTCTCGCGGGCCGTGATCTCGTCCGGGAACACATACATCACCGGCCCGGGGCTGCGGTCGATGCACCAGCCAACCAGATTGTGGCCGGATTCCGAGCCGCCCGTCTGAGGGCTCTTGCAGATGATGACCGTCTCCACCCCCGGCGTCCCGGCGGCGTCCATGATGCCCACAAGATACGGAGTAAAAATGTTCTTCCATTTGCCGGGGATGCTGGACATCTCCACCACACGATGGCGCTCCGCCCACTGGCTGACAGGAATGGGACGGCGACGGCGCAGAACCTTCTTTTCGCCCTTGGAGAAACGGATGCTGATACTGCCGCCATGCTGCCGCAGATAGTCGGCGGCAGCATGGGCCACGGCGGGAGGGAGCCAGTGCCGTCGTCAGACGTACCCGCCGCACCGGCTCCGGCTGCGGCAGAGGCATCAGCTCAAGCTGGCCTTTCATCTCACCCCCGTCACTGGGCCAGAGCGATGATGCCCGGCTTGCCACCGGCCAGAGAAAGCAGCTCGCCGGCAGTGCGTCCATCGGACAGCCGTTCGCCCAGGGCGATGCCCTTCACCGGCAGGCCCACGAGGCCCGTCTCAACACGCAGGATCTCGCGGGCCTCGGCCTTGGTCTGGGCGGAGATCCAGAACCGCTCCCCGGAGAGATACAGGCGCATCTCCGGGGCAGGCCTCGACGGCCAGATGGCGGCATGGAGCCTGTCATAGAGGGGCTGCACCTCATCCACATGAGGATAATCCTCAGTCCCGTCAGGGTCACAGTAGTCGTAAATGCCGTCCAACTGGCGCTCGATACCGGCCCAAAGACGCGGCGCCCGCATCTCCGGGGGGCATTTCGCCCAGAAGGGGCCAAGCCGGAAACGCAGATCGCTGACGAGTGAGCTGAACACCGCCGCCACATGCGTGATGTCCACAGGCTGACGAGAGGGCCACAGGCTGAAAAGCAGGCGCGTGATCGGCCTGGTCGATACATCAAACGCGGCATTGCTGTAGCCGAAAAAGCCCCGCAAATCCCTGTAGAGCGGCTCCATGCAGGCATCCAGCGACATGGCGCGAGCGCGCAGACGACGCTCGGAATTGTTTTTCAGCGCTATCACAAGGAACCAGACACAGATACTCGTCCTGAGCTGGGCATCCATGAATTCCTTGCGCAGCCCTCCGGGGGCGTTATGGTATCGGCACTTGAACGTCTTCTGGCAGGCACGGGCCATCGAGCCATGCCTGTAGAACGTCTTGCAGTACGGGCAGCGGGCCCCTCCCCGGGGCGTGCCCCCCTTCTTACTCCTGTTCATCTGTCACCTCCTCGGCAGCCTGCTCCAGATCTTCAAGCACAACTTCAAATTCCATCTCCCGGCTGTACTCATTGAGCGCGTCATCGCAGATGCGCTCCAGAGCCTCCACCAGCGCGGCGGCTTTTTTGGGATTACCGTCCACCAGCGCCACCAGATCGAGGTTCTGGGATTCAAAGGCCGTCTTGAGCCCGGAAGAGAGCGTCACCGCCCGTGCGGCCAGCTCCGCATAGACCTGATCCCGGCGGATGTAGCGGCCTTTCTTGACCTGCAGGTCGAACTCTTCCCGCTCGGCTGCGGCCTCTGCCTTACGGATGTCCGCTTCCTCCTTGCGGCGCTGTCTGTCAGCAGCCTTGCGGACAAGGGCATCCGGCGTCCCGGCCGTAGGCAGGCTGGCCATGTAGCGCTGTACGTCGCGCAGGCGGAACGTGCCGTCGGGCTGCTTGCGCAAAAGGCCCCGGTTAATGTCGCTGTACAGCTTGGTCTTGCTGAGTTTGCGGCCGTTATCGGCCACATGATCCAGGACTGCCTGCCAATTTTTGAGGTTCTTGGTTGCCTCCATCGCACTCTCCAGCATCTTGGAGGCGCGATCCAGTGCGGCGAGGTTCGCCTGTGAAGGATCATCGAGCGCGGCCCGCTTGGCGCTCTCCTTGGCGGTCAGCAGGACCTGGATGTCTGTGCTTGCGCTTCTGGCGAGCAATTCCTCCACATCGTTCGGCATACTGTCTCCACATGCCCGCGTCCGTACCGGATCGCGGGGCTTCATTCCCGTCCGTGATGAGCCACGGCTGCCTCCGTTTGATTTTTGCAAACGGAGGGGATAGGCTTCCGGTGTTCTTGGTCGGGGCCCTATCCCCTCCAAGCCAGGGGATGACAGGCGGCCACCTGTCATCCCCACCTTTTTTAGAGCAGGCTCCCCTGCTCCAGCGAGGTCTCCTTCCATTCGGGCACATCCAGGCCCAGCATCTCCTTGAGATAGCTGGCCAGGATTCGCCGGTGGCACTGCGAGGCGTCGGCCTCGTAGCAGCACAGGATGGGCTCCGGGGTCAGCGCAAGGACGCTGCCCAGATAGCGTTCAAGGCTTTCCGGCGTGGGGAAGCGGCTCTCAAGGTTCTTGCGGTACGCCGACCGCCAGTTGACCGCCCTGGGGTCTTCCGGCGCGAACAGGCGGGCACGCGGCCCTGTCCAGTAGCGCGGCGGCCACTTGGCGATGCAGACCTTGCGCTCGCGCGGGGCCTTGCTCGAAAAATAAGAGGTACAGATCATCGTTCTCTCCTAGAACGGGACTTCGTCCACCTCGATCATCGGGGGGACAGGTTCTTCCTGCGAGGCAGCCGCAGCTGCCCCACCCTCCAGCGCTTCGGCCAGAAATTGTTCGTAGTAGCGTTCCTCCACCGGGCCTCTGGGCTTGTAGTCCAGCAGGTAATCCAGCAGGTCGCTGATGCTCTCGAAGCCGAACTTTTCGGCCACCAGATCCACCGTATCGACCAGAGGGCTGCGGGAGAGCAGGTTGGGCATCTTGAGGTTGATCTCCTGTACGATCTCCTTGCCCCCCTGCCGGATCAGCTCCGGCGTGATGCGGATGCGGTTCCACCAGATGTCGTCATACTTCTGGTATTCCAGCAGCATCATCTCGTGCGCCATTTCCCGGCAGGCTTTCTTGATGGCGCGAATGCCCTTTTTGGCAGTCTTCATGGCAGGCTCCTTGACTTTTGCCAGCGGGCCTGCCAACCTGTCCTTTGTGCATGATGGTGGCTGAGGAGGCTCCGCTACTATCGGGGGCGGCAAGTGGCATTGCCGCCCTTTTTTATTTTGCGATACCGGGCAGCAAGAGCTGCCCTGCCTTTTCCAGCCCTTCCGGCACGGGCATACCGGGGAGCAGGAAGCGGTTGCCTATCCCCTTGTGCCAGACAGTACGGGGACGGCTGTCCCGCCAGACGAGGCGCAGAGCTATGGCAAAATACAGCACGGCACTCCCTCCGAAGCGGCTGGCCCCCAGTCTGGCCAGGGCCCACGCTTCGCGCATGAGGCGGGCAAGGAACGCACGACGGGATGTCTTCATGGCGGTCTCCAGTGTGTTTTGGTAAGCATTTCGCATACTTAAACAATACCATATTGACACCCCGGCGCAAGTAAAAAGCCTGCAAAAACGGCTACTTGTGGAATTTTTTCCACCAGAGGGCATAGGCCTCATCGAGGCTCCACAGGCCCAGCTCCCCGTAGTAATTGAGCCGGAAGCCCTCGCCCTTCTCCCCCTCCAGACGCTTGTGGAGCTTGTAGACGCCCCGGTATTTCATGCTGACCGGATGCATGGAGAAGGCCGTGGTCACGGCATAGCGCACGTCATCCTTGAACGTGGCGTCGATGAGCTGTTTGACCTCATGCGACTGGCACATCATCAGCACCAGCTTGGCCAGCCGCGTTTCCACGCTGGGCACGGCCAGATCCGAGCGCTGGTAGATCTGGTGGCCCGGCTCCGGCAGCGCCCACTCGTGTTTGGTCAGGTTGAAATCCAGCTTGCCGATGATCCTGCCGTCCAGACAGAGGCCGATGGACAGGGCCACGTCGGCGAGGAAGTAGTCCACCCGTGCGGACATGAACAGCTCGTTCATCCGCACGGTCTGCTTCTTGTCCAGCAGCACGAGGCCGGGCTTTTCCGTACCGGTCAGGACGCGGTCGCCCGGAAAGATCGGGCCTGGGGAGCGCGACGGCAGGTAGCCGCGGGTCACGATGCGGCGCCGGCTGTGTCCCGCGTAGGCGTAGGTGATGCTTTTGCGCCCCTTGTGGACGACCGCCACAGGTTCGCCCAGGATCTTCTCGATCTCCGGCAGGGGGCGCTCCATTATGATCATCCACTCGCGGAAGGACGTGATCTGTTCATAGATGGGCACGTCCTTGAAGCTGATCTCCCCATACTCCGGGGCAGGCCACGAGGCCGAGGCCGCCAGCATCCGCTCCTGGTTGATGTAATCGCGGCTGCCGAAGGTGGGCGGCGCGATGAAGACCGCATGATCCGGGCCATGATCCCGCAGAAAGGCCACGGCGTCCTGTGGGACGTAGCCGAAGCCCTCCCCCTGCGTGAGGTGGGCGCGGTAGGCCTCCAGCTTGGCCAGCGTCTTGTCCATGAGCGTGGGCCAGTTCCGGCGCCAGTTGGCCAGTACCCGCCGGTGCCAGATGTTCTGGGCCTTCCAGACCTGACGCAGGTCGAGCATGATGGCTACCGACGCCGCCAGACGGGCGGGATCGCTGCAATCCAGAAGGCCGCGCAGATGCTCCGGGCAGTCCTCGCGCTCGACCACGGGCAGCCTTTCCCCGGCGAGGTAGGCACCAAGGGCCGACGTGTAGAGCGTGATGTCACAGCCGGTTATCCGCCCCATGTAGCCGCCGGAACGCAGGGCCGCGCCCACCGTGAAATTGCCCGCGCAGGGCAGAAGCACGGGGACGGTGACCTCATCCGCATAGGAGGCCAGTACCCGGCGCAACGGCCCGGCGATGGAACCGAGAAAGCTCATTATTCCCACCTCACTGCTTTTCTGGCGGCCTCCCGCCATGAGGCCACGGCTTCTTCCCGCGTCGGGAACTGGCGGTAGCCGAAATCATCCGCGCAAGGAGCGCCGACATATTTGCCGTTGGGCTTCTGGTAGACCAGCTTGTCCGCCAGCCAGTCCGCCTCCCTGCCCAGAAAACAGAGTTCCGCCGCTGATGTCCGGGGCCGAATGGCCGCTTTGCCTGCGCTATCCATGACGCGCCTCCTCCACCTCCTGGTCAGCAGCGGCAAGGGCCTCCTGCTCAAGATACTCCGCGCCGAGCTTCAGCAGGAGCAGCATGGCCAGCGAGCTATCGCGGATCTTCTCGGCGTCCTTCACGTCTGCGAGCAGCTTGGTGAACGCCTCATACTGCGTCCCGGGGAAAACATACACGGCGGACGATTTTTTGGCCGCATCGGACAGCATATCCAGGATCTCCGACAGCTGTTCCTTTTCCCCATCCGTGAACATGAACGTGACCATGTGGGCCGGGACCTGCGGCGTGGAGAAATTCACCAGTTCCACCTCGCCCAGCTCCTTCGTTACCTCGCTGTCGAGACCGCTGTAGAGCCTGTCCTCAATGGTCTCTATTTGCGACCAAAGGTTGGCCAGGATGCTCTGGTCATCCTCTCCCACCAGCGCGTTATGCGAGAGCTGGATGGCGATGCGGCGGCTCTGGTCCAGGGTCTCCGTGATGACCAGCACGAGGATCACGGGGATCTTGGCCTCGATACTGGCCTTGACCCGGTGATTGCCGGACAGCACCTCCAGCCGGCCATCCTCATGCCGGTAGCACAGAGGTACGCTGGACAGGCGCTTGTCCGATGCGATGTTGTCCCGCAGCTGCCGGAAGGTCTCGCGCTTGAAAAAGCGGGCATTGTCCTTGAGCAGGCACAGTTTGGCGGGTTCCACCGCCTGCAGCAGCATCCCTTCCCCGAACATCTCCCGGCTGATGGCAGCCAGCTCTTCATTCCGTTGCGTCAGATCCATTCGTGATCCCCCAGAGGTCAAAAAGGTTTTCGGGCGTGACCTCATCAGCCCAGTGGTCATGCAGCCACTGCATGATCTCCGGCGAAGACGCCACCTTGCCCTCAAAATCATCACACACGTCCGGATTCGCCAGCCGGAACGCGCCATCCCACAACCATTTGCGCCTGTAGCGGGCATAGACTACCGGGAGCCGCCGCCACTGGAGCCAGCAGCGGCATACGGCGGCGGGCACCAATTCGAGCTCCATCCCCGGAGGCAGGGCGGCCCGGAGCTGGCGCAGGACAGCCGCGGAAAACATGCTCGCATCGGCCCAGATGAAATCCGTGAAGCCCTCGACGCATCCACTCCTGGTACGCTGCGATGGGCTTTTTCCTTCAAGTTCAGGGCAAGATTCCGGGGCCACCCCGCCCCCCACATCCATCTTGCCAGCGACAGAAGTGTCCACCTGCCCATCATCCTCATCATGCTGTTCAGGGCCGCCATCCTGTGCTATGCTGCTCCTGTGGGGCTCCATGCTCTCAGGCAGGGCAATGCTGTCAGGCAGGCAGGAGCCGACCCACTCCCGGATGTCCACACCAAGGCGGAAGGCATCGCCTGGGTCTTTGCCCTCCGGCGTCGGCCAGCGCAGGCTGGCCGGGTAATGCCGCTCCCAGAACTCCACCCCGTCAGCTCCGGGGCCGTCGTAATCCAGAGCGATCCCGATCCTGACGGCCTGCCGCAGACGCTCATGGGCATGGGCATCGGGCTTGCCCCGGTTGGTGCGGACGGCCAGCGCCCCCACCACACCGCCCGTGGCGTAGTGGATCAGGATGGCGTCCAGCTCCGCCTCGGTCACGAAGTAGGCCGCCAGCGGGGCCGGGCGTGAACTGGAGAGCAGCAGGGGGGCCTTGCAGGAGCCTTCCAGCTCAAGATACTTGGGCGAACGCTCGCGCAGATCCTGCTTGTGCCGCCTGATCCGCAGGTTCATCACCCGCCCGTCGGCCCCCAGCGTCGGAATCACGATGCCGCGCGGGATGAAGATGCGGGTATGCTCCCTGCCGTCATCCCCCTTGCGCGGGGGCAGCCCCAGGGCCGCACGGGCCCGGAACCGCCCCGGAAAGCGCCCGCTCTCCGCCCGAAGGTAGCCGATCCGGTACGCCCGGACGGCCTCCTCGCTGATGCCCCGCTTGGCCAGCCATGCCAGCGCGGTCGGCTCCTCCCAGATCACCGCCTCGGCTTCGGCCAGCAGCTTCCCGGCATACTCGCACCACGGCTCGGTAGGTTCCGGCCACTGCTGGGGCTCCCAGCGGGAGCTTTCCCGGCGGGGCTCTGCCGGAGCCCGGCGCCGCCGGAAGGAAGAACGCCTGCCCTCGATCCCCAGCTCCGCCAGCGCCGTCTTGAAATCCATGCCCTCCACCTTGGTCAGATAAGCGATGGTATCCCCACTGGCACCACACTGACGGCACGACCAAATCCCCTTGAGCCCGTTCTGGGCACAGACTTCGCCCAGGTTTTCGGCCCTGTCCGGCCAGATCATGAAACGGTCGGACTTCCCCGGTTCACCACCGCACAGGGGGCAGGGGCCGTTCCATGCGCCGCCCTGCCGCTTCACAGCCTCGCCAAAGCGGCTCTTGTAGTAATCAAGCAAAGTCATCTGTCCGCACCTGTCCGTTGTTTCATTTCATTAACTACCTACTTTATTATGCTTTTTTCTTATCTGGACAGATGGACAGATACAGGGGACATGTTATGCGCAAGTGTGCGCCCATGCGGGATGCGTATGGAAATGGGTATTTGTTCTGTCCATCTGTCCATTTTAGCCTTTTGCCAACAATCAAGAGTAGTTACATTATCACACCTGCGGACAGGTGCGGACAGGTCATCTCTAGGCACGGTTCTTGTCCAGCTCGGTTTTGGCATCGGCGGTCAGGTCGATGCCCAGACGCCATGAGCCATTGGAGCGCTTGTAGGCGATGTCCTTCTTGTTCAGGGCTTCCGCGAACTTCTTGGCGGAGATGGAATAGCGCCTGTCCCGGTAGCGGGCATACCAGATGCAGAAGGCCTCATGCAGATCCGTGGCGTTGACCTTCAGGGTGTAGTTGGCGGGATTGGCCTGATGGGATTCCGAGATGCACCACTCCGAGAGGAACAGGCCCACGTCGTCCCAGCTGGCCCGCTGCTCCCGCGTCCATTCCCGCACCTTGTCCGGGATCTTGAGGCCGTCCCGCAGGTACTCCATGCTGCCGCGTACCATGCGGGCCAGCACCCCCTTGGCCTCGGCCCCTACCTTCTCGGTCAGGTCTTTGTCCGCAGGGCGCTCGTAGGGCTGCTCCGGCCGCTCCACGAAGGAAAGCGGCCACTTGATGAGGATGGCTCGCGACCAGAAGGCCGCGTCGTCAGCCTTGGCCTTGGGCAGCTCGTTGGTGGTCATGATCGGCAGGTGGGTCTGGAGCCATGTAGTCTGGAGCTTGTCCTGGAGGCCGCGCGCCGTGATGTAGCCACCGCCGGTCAGCTTCTTGAGCTTGGCCAGAGCAAAGCGCTGCCCCTCCTCCGCTTCGTTGATCCACGCCACGCACATGCCGCGCAGGGCCAGCACGTCCGGGGACGGGGCCGAGGAGTTCCGCGTCTGCTGCATCTGGAGGAACATCTCCACGGGCACGTCGCCGGAGAGCGTCTGCCCAAGCACATGCGTCACCAGCTTGATGAGCGTGTCCTTGCCGTTGCGCCCGTGCTCCCCCCACATGATGGTAAAAATGTGGTCGCGGCGTTCCGTGATGAGGCCGTAGCCAAGGAGGCGCCAGATGAAGTCCACCAGCTCCTGATCCCCGTCCATGGACGACAGCAGAAAACGGTTGGTCTCCGGGCAGGGGTCATCCTTCCGCAGCAGCTCCGGGTCGTACTCGGTCACGATGGCGTTGAGGATATACTCGTCAGGCCTCCCTGGACGCAGCTCGCCGGTGCGGAGGTCAATCACCCCGTTGGGGCAGGCTTTGACGTAGTGCTGCTGGTCGATCTGCTTGGGCAGCACCACCAGCGGGTCGCGGATGCGGCGCAGCATCTGGAGCAGTTTGTCCTGCCCCGGCGTGTCGCGGAGCTGGCTCAC